GTCTGGATCGTCTGGAGGATCTAAAGGATCGTCCGGATCTTCTGGTTCTTCTGGTGGATCAGGTAATTCCGGATCATCATTGCATACACATGTACTTGCAACTAAACCAGATGATGATGTTGAACAATCAAAATGATAAACGCCACCTTTATCACTACATCCTTGTTCACATTTGTCTAATTCTTTAGGGCATTTATCACATGAATATTCGCATGTTTCCCAATTAAAGCCAGCAACACCAGCACTTCCACATACTATTTGTGCCTCAAGTTTCTTTTCAGAACAATCTTTATTACATTCGTAAGGACATGCCGGATCTGTTGTATCGATCCATTTTATTCCTTTAGGATCACATGCCGCTACAGCTGCTTGCATTTGTTCGTCTGAACAGGAACCTAACCCTTCACATGTACCTGTACAGGTTTCTTCATCCCAAATAAAATTAGCTCCTGATGGACAATTATTACGTTGTTTTAAATATTCTGTATAATCACATGAACATGTACCAGAACATGTAGCTTCGTCCCATGTTGCAATATTAGACTCTGATCCACATTGAGCCACTAAAGCAGCCCTTTCTTGTGAACAATCTTGACCTTCTACATATAGTTTAATTGATTGGTCACAATTTAAATATCCATTTCCAACCTCTGTGCAATTAGTCATTTCATAAACATATTTAGATGTCGGTGAATTACATGTTTCCCAACCGTCACAAGAGTTGTTATCACCTTCAGGAACATATGGATTACATTGTGATGTACCATTTTGTTCACTTTGCAAAACCCATGATGTTACACCACTACAAATTGCGTTTGCCAATGAAGGTATTAAAAGGAAAATTGCTATTATGATTATTTTTTTAAACATGAAGTATTTTAACTATACAATATATTGAATGGGGGCTTCTACTGAACCCCCATGACTAGTTGCGCAAATACAATTAACTGCGATTCATAGTCTTTACAACTTTGCGGTATCCCCAAAGGGTGGCAAGACCAGTGATTACCAACGCCATAATACTGTCAACATCTGCGGTGGCCAGAGTGATACCAGTCCAATCAAGTGCAAATGCACTAGAAGATAGAGACAATACTGCAAATGTTGCGCCTGATGCTAAAACTACGATTTTTTTGAACATTTTAAATTCTCCTTACTTAGGTGATGGCTCTTATTAAGCCGTAAACGAAAAATGAAGCGGATATGAATCCAAGAAGCCCCATTATGGTTATGTCATCGATTGGTACCATCGTTATGACCTCGAAATAATTACTATTATTTGTGTCCAAATAAAGGCGATAACTCCAAACTCAAATGTGAGAGAGAAATAATTATTGAATGATTCAACTGCTGCTATTGTCTCTGGATCTGATCCAGAATATGCCATCACATACATTGATATTAATGGCCAATCATCGCCTATGCCAAACATGTCATACCTGTGCGAAAAATGTTGAATTGTTAAATGTCGAGACTAATACTCTATTGTCATAGCCTGACATTTCTTGTGTGTTGTCGAAAACATCTCTGCTAACTGAGACTGGTATATTTGCTCTATTCCCAGGAATAGCAACGTCGAGAGTATAACGCCTATCACCACCGTTTTTAGGTACATATTCGTTTTTCGCAATCACCATTCCTTTGATGAATACGCCCATTTCTTGTTGTGCTTTTTGTTGTTTTGGTTCCATTTTCTTTTTCCTCTTTGATTTGATTGTTTTTAGTGATTTCGTGTAAACCACCGCATACAGGGCAAACAATACCTAATTTACCATTTCTATTTTCTTTGTAATGAAGGTTATTGCCTCCGAAAACAAGGTCGAATACTGGACATTCATAAACTTTCATATTGGATCTCCTCTTGATGTTCAAAAAATTGCAATGACTGAATAAAAAGGTTAGTTAAATTTGGTAACGAATAAGAAACAGCTTTGTTGCGATAATTTTTTTTAACCCATTTTTTTAATATTTTTTCTCTGTATTTCGTTACAACCCTAACGGCTTTTTTAAATGATGATTCTGAACAATCTACTCCAGGCTCAATAACTGTAAAATGAGGTTTCATTGTACGTGAGTTTCCCCAAAACCTACCAACTTCGTGATATTCTTCAGGGACAACTTTTTGTGATATTTTAGCTAGATACTCTTTTACTAGATATTTGCCCGAAACCATTACCCAAGGAATAAAATTGCGAGCATGTTTTTGGAAAAGCAAATGTGCTTGACTTTCTCCTAAAATTCTATTCCATGTTGTTGCACACCAATCACGGAATTTAACATTTGAAGGGCAAATAGATGTGAAAAGATGAAAATGTGGTACACCTCTTTTTTGAAATTCAAGAACCCATAAATATACGATATCAGGATATTCTTCCCTCATAAGAGTTAAAAACGAATTTAACTGCTTCTTTACTATTTTACCGGTTCTAGGAAGACAAAAATGATATGTTAAACAAATCTGTGACTTGATTAAATGTCCAGAATTACGGGCAATGAATAGGAGCCTTCTTTGTGATGATTCACTAAATAGTTCGATGTTACTTCTTTTTGAACGAGGATAATTAGGCTGTAGCGAATGCTTTTTAATCTTTACATCTTGGGTGTAAATTAAAGCATGTGTAGGTTTTAACTGTGTTTTTGAGTATTCAGTTGCCATAAAAAAACCCTGAATGCATTAAGCAAACAGAGCAAGTTGACAACGAACAATTATTTAGATATTGTATATGTAAATTCAACTTTCGTGGCAGCTTCACTCTGTCACTTTCACAACCCTATTAGAATTGCCGTTCTGATAGGGTTTTTCTTTGTTAAAAAATTTGTATCAAAGTGGAGTATATATGTCAATATCTTTTTAATATTTTTGTCTGCTAGAGGACACTTTGGAGAAAGTATGGAGAAGAAAAGAAACGAAAAACTAACCGTTTACCTATCGTTAGAAGAAAAAAAATTAATTTCCGTTTATGCTAAAAAAATAGGTCTGTCTCCTAATGAGTTTTTAAGGATGTCAGGACTTGAACGAATTGAGATAATAAAAAGCATAGACAGAGGAGGTGTACAATTAAATTTACCTTTTGATCCAAGTAGATAGAAATATTTACTTGAAATATGAAGTAATAAACAAGCAGGCAACCGCCTTTGTCCTCGCCCTCCGGCCCCCCTACGGGACTGCGAGGCGTTGCCTAGTTAAAATTATTGAATTCTTTATCTTTTTTATCTTTCTGGTCTTCATAATATCCACCTGCATTAGGGTCGAATTGTCCAGCTAATATTATTTCTTTCTTATAATCCTGTTGAAATTGGTATAAATCTGCTGGTACAACTGCTGCATGTCCAAATCTAGTTTTCAATACTGTATAAGGAAAATCTTGTAGAGGATATGGAACACCTAACAATAGCACATATGTACCTGTAAAATCTGATAATGTATCAATAGGCATCAAGACACCACCTATTTTTTTTAAATGTGATTCAGGATAAAGTACCTCTTCATATTCTGAATAAGATGATTCTTTAGGTTTATATAAATTATCTTTTTCTTTTCTCTGAAGTGTTCTTTCTTTTTGTTGTGTATGTGCCTGTGAAGGTTCTTTATCTGTCATTCCTGATATCAACCTATATCCAAAAAATGCTATTGCTACTAAAGCTATTGTTGAAAGAAACATAATCCTTTGCATAGGTTTTATTTTCTTTCTTTCTTTACCTGCCTTTGATGATTTATAACTATTAAATATTTTCTTCTTTTTTCTTATTTTTGTTTCTCCTACTTTCTCAGAACCAGACATTTCACGATAAACAAAAAAGCCTGGATAAGGGTTGGCTACATCTGGAACAGCTTTTAAATTTAATTCTGCATGTAGAGTTACACGAGGAGAAACTAAATATTGATCCTGGGTAAGTAGCATAGAATCTATATTAAAATGTCTACCCATTTGAAAAAATTGAAAGACATCTTTATTTTTAAGCTCTTTAGGAAATATTTTTTGACACTCATCTATAACAAAAAGAGAATCATATAATTCTTTGTTGTTTTCATGATATGACTCTGTAAAAAGAGTAATAATATCAATACCTTTCTCTTTGCAATAATCATCTATTCTATTACCAAGTTCAAGACCATCAATATTGTGATATACCTTAGCTTGTTCTTTCTTTGAAAGATTATAGATGTGGTTAACTGCGTAATAAGTCTTTCCTGAACCTTTCTTTCCTGAAACTAAGGTATCCAT